GGCTCCGCCAGCGTGAATCGCTCATCCCCGTCCGCATCGTGGCCGGGCGCCCAGTAATCACCGAGCAGGCCGGAGGGCCTGCCCGGACAATGAAAGCAGGTCAAGGCATGCCTACTGTGATCACCGACACGCAGATCGCATCATATCCGGCGGCCCAGGAGCTGGACTCAAAGGGCTTCCCGCTGCAGGGTTCGGTCACCCTCACTGACGACGACGACGCCGGCGCGATCGTGACCCGCACCGACAACGCTGACGGCACCTCGAGCTTCTCGGCCAACGCGCCCGGCACGGTGAACCTCACCTGGTCGGACGGCAACCTGAGCTTCGCCGACACCCTGGAAGTCGACCCCGGCGCCGCAGCGTCGATCCAGGTCGGCGCGCCGGTCATCACCGACCAGGCCCCGCCCGTTCCCGGCTCGACCACGCCTTAGGCACAGCACAGCGCCCCCGGCCGTGTGAGGACCGGGGGCGCTGGCTACTGCCCTACTTCGCGTGCCTGCCCTTCGCGGGCCACGCCTTGGCGGCCAGCCTGCGAACGATTCCCATCATCTCTCCCCCTCTCGCTGCTGGATCCGTTTGAGCGCCGCGCTGGCCTGCCCGCCCCTGACCGCTGCGATGCAGTCCCGGCGCCTGCCCAGCCACAGCACGGGCTCCGTGAGCGAACCATCGGCGACCGATGGCAGGTGGAAGACCAGCCACGGCCTGCCGGGGCTGTCGTCCTGCTCGATCCCCCAGTCGCCGACGACGGCGGTCAGGGTCCGGCGGGACGGCGCGAGGGCGGCCATCAGCGGTCACGCCCTTCGGCTGGCAGCGGCTCCCCGGCGAGGACGTCCATGGCGCTCATCAGGATCGCTGCGCGGACGAACTCGCGCTCCCACGGCTCCTCGATGACGGCGGCCTCAACGGCGCCCGCCTCGGCCTGCGAGATGCAGTCCTCCGGACAAGGGCATCCGGGAAGGTGTCCGCAGCTGATGCAGCGGGCGTCCTCGTCGATGCCGGTCAGCGGCCCTGCGAGGCTGATGGTGTCTGTGGTCCCCGTGGTGTTCATGTCACTACCGTATCCTTGCGGTAGCGGTAGGTCAAGCGGTATGCGGTAGGAGCCTACCGGCGTGTCGGGTAGGCTGTGCGGTATGACCGGAGTGAAGACAAGCATCTGGCTCAAGCCCGAGTCCCACGAGCGCTGGAAGGCGACAGGACTCTCTCTCGCTGACATCGTTGACCGTGGCCTGGACGCAGGCGAGCCCGATCCGCTGGAAGAGAAGATTGAGCGCCTCCTTGACGGGGCGCTATTCAGCGAGGCGGTCGAGGCGCGCATCCGCCGCATCGTCAGCGAGGAACTCGGCGCCCTACCCGACGAAGACGCCATCCGCCGCATCGTCCGCGACGCCATCGAGCACGCGGCAGGTATGCGGTGACTGGCCTGGACCCGTTCAGGAACCGCCAGGTTCCCGATGTCGCTGGCCGGTTCCTGCGGGAACGTGATCAGCATCGGCGACAGGCCAGCCTCACATGGACCGGCGTGCTGGTCGCCATGTTCAGCGACCACGAACTGCGGCTGCTCAGCGACCTCGGCTACCTCTCGCAGCACGACCTGGACCTGCTAGAGCAAGCCGGGCGCGGCATCGGTACTCCCATCGCTGCCGCCCCTAAGGCCAAGCTACGCGGCGCCGCCAGGAATCGAACCTGAGCCCCGGACGCGATCCGGTCCCTCTTCCACTGGGGTACGGCGCCGGTCCCTTCCGGGACCATGCGGCACGGTCTCCGGGAGCGACCCGGGCGGTACCGCAACACCAGCCAGTCTTTCATCTGCTGCAGGAGGTAACGGCATGGCCACGGGAACGCGGGGAGGCGGCGGCCGGTTCCGGCGCACCGCCCAGACCGCAGCCCGTGACGCCAGGGCAGCCGAACTCCACGGCCAGGGCTGGACCTATGACCGCATCGCCGCTGAACTCGGCTTCGCGGGCCGCGGCAAAGCCCACGAGGCCGTGCAGCGCGCTTTCGCCGACATCCCCACCGAAGGCGCCGAGGCGGCCAAGCTTGCCGACCTGGAGCGCCTGGACCGCCTCATTGAGCAGGCGTGGGCTGTGATGCTGCGCCCCCACGTCGCGGTCTCCAACGGCCGCGTGGTCCGCAAGTTCGTGGGCATCGAGCGTGACGACGACGGCATCGAGCGCCTGGACCCGGACGGCAAGACGATCCCGGTGTTCGAGGACGTCATGGACGACGGGCCGGTCCTGGCCGCGATCGACCGGATCCGGACGCTGATCGAGCGCCGGGCGAAGATCTACGGGTATGAGGCGCCATCCAGGTCCCGGGTTGAGGTGATCACCTCCGACGTGATCGAGAGCGAGATCGCGCGCCTGGAGGGCGAACTGCAGGCCAATGACCGCGACACCGCTGATTCAGGCCCCGCCGGACCGCCTGCGCTACCTGCTTGAACTCCAGCGCCGTGCTGCGAGGATCAAGTCCGGGGTCGCGAGGTATTACGACGACCCGGTTGCGTTCGCGGCTGACTGCATCGACTGGCGCGACGGTGGCCTGAAGGACTATCAGCAGGAAGTCATCGGCGAACTGCCGCGCAAGAAGCGCGAAGCGGTCCGGGGACCGCATGGATTAGGCAAAAGCTCCATATCGGCCGTAACCGTACTTTGGTTCGCGTTGACCCGCGATGCGGCCGGAGTCGACTGGAAAGTCGCAACTACGGCCGGATCCTGGCATCAGCTCACACGTTACCTTTGGCCCGAATTGCACAAGTGGGCCGGGCGCCTGCGCTGGGACAAGGTCCGCGACGGGCGCCCGTTCACCCGCCAGGAACTCCAGAACCTCAACCTGCGCCTGTCCCACGGTGCCGCGTTCGCTGGCGCCTCCGCCAACGCAGCCCTCATTGAGGGCGCTCATGCCGACTCGCTGCTGTTCGTCTACGACGAAGGAAAGGCAATCCCCGCAGGGACGTTTGACGCCTGCGAGGGTGCGTTCAGCGGGACCGGGGAAGCCTTCGCCCTGGTGCTGTCCACGCCGGGTGCCCCGGCAGGCCGCTTCTACGACATCTGCTCACGCCGCCAGGGCTACGAGGACTGGCATCCGGTTCACGTCACGCTTGAGCAGGCTGTCGCCGCTGGCCAGATCGACCCGGACTGGGCTGAGCAGCGCGCACTCCAGTGGGGCACCGAATCGGCCCTCTACGTCAACCGCGTCCTCGGCGAGTTCCACGCCGGCGACGAGGACTCGGTCATCCCGCTCGCGTGGGCTGAAGCCGCGGTAGAGCGGTGGCACGACTGGGACCTGGCCGGGCGGCCAGGCACCGAGATGGACTACCCGCGCACGGTAGGCGTGGACGTGGCGCGCTTCGGCCAGGACCGCACTGTGCTGGCCATCCGCAACGGTCACGTGCTGGTGGAACTGCGCCGGTCGGTCAAGGAAGACACCATGGCCACGACGGGCCGCGTGAAGGGTGCCCTCGACGCGGATCGGGCCCGCACAGCGGTCGTGGACGTCATCGGCATCGGCGCCGGGGTAGTCGACCGGCTCCGGGAGATGGGTTGCAAAGTCCAGGCATTCAACGCCTCCGCCGGGTCGAAACGACGCGACGTCTCAGGCGAACTGGGCTTCGTCAACATGCGGACCGAAGCGCTGTGGTCGCTCAGAGAACAGCTCGACCCCTCCGCGGGCTCTGACCTGTGCCTGCCCGACGACGAGATGCTCCTGGGCGACCTCACAGCCCCGCAGTGGCGCGTCACCTCAGGCGGGAAGATCGCCGTGGAATCCAAGGACGAGATCGCCAGGCGCCTCGGCCGGTCCACCGACGACGGCGACGCCGCCTCGATCGCGTTCCTGTCCCGCTCACAGCCGCATTCCCCTTCGGCGCGGCAGTGGTCAGCACACTCGGACCTGGAGAAGCTCACCGCTGACCCGGCCTCGAAACTGCGCTCCCGCATGGGACAGGACTACGGGCGGGAAGACAACTGGTCGCTCGACTCCTGGGCGCCAGCGGAGGATGACGGCCGCCCGTCACGGCCGAACGTGAGGAGCTGGCACTAGCCGCTGACTGGCTCCCACGGCTGGAGCCCGGTCAGGATCGACTGCCGCGTCGCAAGTATCTGCTGGATGACGGCCGAGAACTCTGTTCCGTCAGCACGGCAGTAGGACTCAATGATGCGCGGGGCGCTATCGAGCTGCGGGTCGGAACGCAGGGTCCCATCCGCCGCTGCGCTTACCTCAATGACCGCCTCCAGCCCATCACCGACGACTTCCATCTGGCGAACATGGCCGCTGTAGCAGGCCGGATCGTTGGTATGGGTATCGGAGATCAGGAATGGCACGAGGTCAACCGCTCCTGCGCCGAAGGCATCGGCCAGATCGGTCAGGTACTGGCCGGTGAAGCTGAGCGTGCGCCCGCGGTAGTCAATGTCGCCCACTCGCAGTACTTGCTTGCGCCACAGGCGGCCGGCACTCATCGCTCAGTCCTTCCGTCGAACTCGGCAAGCGCCTTGACGCTCGTGCCGGTAGTGACACGGACGCAGCGCCCGTGCGAGGTTAGCTTCGGGGCGGCCTGCGCCTTGGCGGCTTCGCACGCTTCGGCGAAGTCCGTCCATGAGTCGCGGTGCAGTAGCCACGCGCCCTTGCGCCAGGCGCCGCCGTCGCTCAGGAGGCGGAGGCGGTAAGGTTCAGGAGTCGCTGCCATAGGTAGCAGTATACCGCTACTGCCTGCGGAAAACATAGCGGTATACTGGCATGGTGCCAAGAAAACCGAGCCCTGAGGGTAAGCGGAATACCGTCTGCGCGAAGGTCACTGACGACGAGCTGGCGCTGATTGACGCCCGCTGTGCGCGGCGGGGCCAGATCCGCTCCGCGTGGCTCCAGTCGCTCATCGCTGCCGATCTTGCCGAAGTCGCAGACGCGGGCGAGGTCCACGGCATCCGGATACGCTCCGACCCGCAGATGCCGCCAGGCGTAGTGGCAGTGGTGAGCCCGGGCAAGCCGGGGGCGCGGCTGCTCGGCGCCCGCCCGCGCTGCCCGCATTCCGGCACCCGGGTCATCGGCGGCTGGTGCAAGGAATGCCAGGCCGTGGTTGAGCCCGGTGGCTTCCTGGCGCGGTGAGGGAGAGCATGGACGGCCACCAGCACGAACTGCACCCGCACAGCCACGGCAACGCCGCCAGCGGCCAGCAGTGGTGCTCGGCGAGGTTCTGGTGCGCAGACTGCCGGACCTGGGTCAGCGGGCTGCCCTGCAAGGG